ATCACGAATAAAATAAGCAGTATCTTGAATCACTTCAAGAGGCAATTGTGGAGTCCACGTGCCCGGAAAGATCAGACCATTCACAAATTTACATTTGAGAAAAGTACAATCTTCAAGACGCGTTTTAAAACCACTTTGGCCATGCTTATCAGCACCCGTAATGTGACGCCCAACTGAAAGATAAACTTCTTCAATCTGAGCAGGATTGAAGAAAACAGCAGCAGCTGTTGAGACTGACATAATTTGGTCATCACCAAATATTGCCATCTCCACATGTTCGGAAAGATGGTAATCTGCAGGAGTCAACCTGAAAAAGCAATAAGCCGTCATAATCGAATTACCAATAGTATTGAAGACAGTAGTAAGAATACCACCAGAACCAACACCACCAGCGACCATATAACGAAAATTACCAGCAAGCTGAACTCTGTAAATCATCTCATCCACAAACACTCTTCGAATGAGCTTTGCAATCTTATTCATCTGTTGAGGATCAGACGAATACTTACAACCACCTTCCCAAGGACATTGAGCATAAAAAGCATCAATAACATCCGCAACAGCAAACATTAATTCAGCAGGAAATTCACCATCATTATTGGAGATATCAAAATCAGCAAAATTAGAGAACCTAGATAAACGACGGGCAAGGATGTCAAAATCCAAAGATTCAACAACCATACCCACTGCACTAGGACCCTTAGAATGCAACTTCTGATATTGCTCGCAAAAAGACATGAAGAAACGACGACAAGCCAACGTGAAGTCAAGCTCACCAATCGTAAAAACACGAGTTTTTGCAAGAGCAATTTTCTCCAAAGAACGACGTTCATCCTTAGGATTATCTAACCAGAGCGAAGATGATAGACGCAAACCTCGGGCAGCCTTATCGATGCGATCATCGATAACTTCGAGCAAATCTCTCTTAGGCATAAAAGCAGTACCATCAAAATCAAAAAGATGATCTTTAGTACCAAACTTCTTCCAGCGATGACCAGCAGAAGTATTCCAATCAATAGACTTATAGCCACGTTGAGGATCACCATTAATAGCAACTTTGAGCGAGACAACTTCAGGCACAACAGTAGTACGTACACAAAACTGTTCAATAGCCCAGCCAGTAGCTTGCTCCAACAAAATTGGATCAAAACCGCGACCAGGTGAACAATATTTTGCACACGCCTTAAACAATGGTGAAACGGGACGAAGACTAGGATCTATACGAGGATCACTAGAAGTAAGCACACA